CGCTGGAAACGCTGGAGGTGTATTTCCGCTTTTGAGCCGGATACGGAGAATTACGCAGAGTTGGCTGCTTTGGCTCAGGGCAACATGAATTTTTATAAAAACGCGTTGTGGGATTCCGCCGGAGATTTACAGTTTGTTGCCAACGGAGATTTTTCCTCTCATGTTGCAGACAAAGACAGCATCGACAGTGTGAAAAGAACAGTCATTCATTGCGTGGATCTCGATTCCGCTCTCTTCAATCGTGTTCCCACGTACATCAAGATGGACATCGAAGGCTCGGAGTTGGAAGCGCTGTGGGGAGCGCGTAGAATTCTCCGCGAGTACTCTCCTGTTCTTGCTGTCTGCGCTTATCACACAAGCGATCATCTCTGGCAGATTCCGCTTTTTATTCATGCGATTCAGCCGGATTACAAGCTTTTCTTGCGGCGGTATGCCGAAGGCGCATTTGAATTGGTATGGTATGCTGCGCCGTTGGAAAGGATCAAGTAAATGCCTGAAACGAAAATCCTGCTCGGCTTTCTTACCGCGCATCATCCGTCGCGCTGGCATCGCCGTCAGGTCGCTTTATGCCAGTTCCTGAAAAATTCTCCTCTGCCTTTTAAGTTTGTTTTCGGCGACGAAATTTATAGAGGCGATTGGGAAAGGTGCGGAGTCCCCGGGGACGCAATTTTACGCGCGCCCGGTTCGGACAATAAGCAATATCTTCATTTGAAAGATCAGGCGCTATTCCGGTATGCGCTGGAAAACGGTTTCGACTATTGTCTGCGAGGATGCGATGACACCTGGGTTTACCCGGATCGAATCCTCAAGGCCGGCCTGGAGCCATTCGATTATGCCGGGCAGTTTTCCTGCAAGTTCAAACTTGGGGGCACCTTTTCGCTTCCTTTCAAATATCTGAACTACGCGCACGGCGGCTGCGGGATCTGGTTATCCAGAAAAGCGATGGAGATGCTGGTCGCTGCCGAGTGGGACGAGCATTATTTCGACTCATGGCCGGCGAAAATCGACGTGGGATTTGGAATCTCGTACAGTAAGCCTGACTGGGGATGGGACGATTTGTGGATCGGAGAGGTTCTGCAAGGCTGCCTTCCTTACGATCACCCTTCGCGTGGTCAGCCGTGGGAGGCGTACCGCGCTAATGGAATTTCGGTGTACGAGGACGAGATGCTGTTCTGGAACGATGAGCCGCAGCGTCCGATCGCAATTCACGATCCCGGAGTCCATAAAGTCCAGTCGCGTGAAATGGACGAGGTAATGGAACAGGTGAAGAGATTGAACGTCGCGGCAGCGATCAGCAAAAAGATTGCAGCCAAGGATGTCGACTCTGTCGAGGAGGTATCCAATGCCCACTAACCTTTTCCAGCGAGTCGGCGATTTTTTCGAACAGCGCAAACAATTTCGAGCCGCCGCTCTCACTGCCCTCCGCAAGCGCGAGGGGCTTCCCATCCCAGTGGACGAGAACAACAATCCTCTTGAAACCCGCTTCGATGACGACGGCAACGCTCACTATTACAAAGCCGACGGAACGCAGGCTCAGCGCGTCATGTGGCAGGGAGCCGGAAAAGACGGTAAGCCGGGAGCGTTTGCTATCGGGCACCGCAAAGGACCGGATCGGGAACTGGCCGATCTCAATTGGCACCGCGCCGATTCCGAGTTCGAGATTCTGGAAGTCGCCGAAGACGGTCGAAAACTCTCCGATGAGCTTCGCGATCTTGATCGCGATGCCGCGGGATTGGAAATGGCACAGCAGGTATCCCATGGTGCCGAGAGCGAGCAGGCGCCGGGCTTGGAATTGGGCGGGACTTCAGATGAAGAGATCGACCGAGTGTTGCAGGATTATTTGAGGCGGGGTGTGAAAGAAAGGTAGTCATGTCTGAAATTGAATCCGTAAAACCGGCGCTCACGGTCATTCTCGACGAGAACGACTTTATCATCAATTCGACCGGTCCGATCGGCAAAGCGATGGCCCAGGCGGTGCTGCCTTTGGCTGCGAGCGCCAGGAAAGTTACAATTATTTCTGATGGTGAGATGAAGGTGATGAAGCGGAATGCGGCAGCGGAGAATGGCAAAGCGCCGGTTCAGCCCCCTACTAAAGCTGCCCGTGAGCACGCTGCAGCCGCCGTTGTTGCCGAGTCTCTTGCCGCTGGTCCCGATGTGCAGGATGCTTTCGTTTCCGATCTCGAAGCCGGTAAGACTGGTGAGGTTGCTACCGGCGAGGCCGGCAAATCACCTGAAGCTGCTTCCCCATCCAAACAGCCCTCCCCCAAACGCCCTCCCCGCATCTTTCAGGATGCCGCTGCGCCCCCGGCGCCGGAGCTGGCTGAAGCCGAGATGAATCGTTTGCTCGAAGAAGCTGCGCAGGCGGAGAAGGATGCCGCCCGAGTAGCCGAGGATCGCCGTTACCAGGCGCAGCAGGCGATCCAGGCCGGCGAGCCAGTGGAAGAGACTACAGCAGCCGTAGCGGCGGAAGATCCCGCCGCAGTCAAGCCTCGCACCCGCCAGCGCCGGGAACGTAATCTGGCGGTCGGAGGGCGTCCCTGCGGCCGCTGCGGCGGCGGTGGACAGATTGTTGGGGATGCCGGCTTCGTAGGCGCCTGCCCGGTTTGCCATGGCGAGGGCCAGGTTAAGACTTGGGATCGGTCTCTCAAAGTTCGATAGAAGTCAAGCGCGGAACATAACACTTGCCGTGGTTGAAGTTGGGTGCTAACGTGAAGTTGCAAATCAATCAGTAAAAGCTGGGGACCGAATGGCCACTATCCCGGATCACGCCTTGCCCGATTGCACCAATCCCCAGCATCCCTACGGTCTTCCCCGGCGAATGCAGTTTCTCCAGTATCGGGACAACTCCTACGTCTTCGGCTGCCAGGCGTGTAAGGACGTGAACCGTAAGCTCTCGGTGCGCGTGATGACGGATCAGTTTTTCAAGCGGGAAGTCCGCCGGCAACTGAAGAAGGAAGGCCGGTTACTGACTGCTCCTCCGCAGGTGCGCAGCCCGCAGATGTACTTTAATCAGCCTCGGTCGATCGGCTGGGATTCTTCGCACCGGCGCTCGAAAGACGGAAAGTTCGAACTGGTTGCTTATCGGGAACTGTCAGGTGGCAATCTCCACATTCAGATGGCGGTCAATGGGAAGCTGGCGCCGCAGATGGACGACCATGTGGCCAGCCGGGAAGAGTTCCGGACTGAGGAAGCCTACTGGACGCGCGTGGCGCGCGCCAGCGAGTTGATGCTTCATTTGTATGGCGATGCGCGAAATCCGTTGACGCCGGAAGAATCGCAGCAGCGGGAAGGGGAGATGTATTAAGATGATCCGCTCAACTCACACTTACGCAATTCTGGAAGTCTCTTCCGCTGCTTACTCCGAGATCAAAGAGAATTTGGCTGCGGCTGGTTATTCGGATCAGTTTCATGACGATCACGACGGTGAGGGAGTGATTATCGATATGCATGGGATAGGACTTAAATCGGCATCAGAACCTGAAAGGACCAACATCTAATGAGCAAACTCGCAGCGGTTCGCACCGGCCAGCCGACACAGGGAATGAATACGGTTCCCGCAGTTAAACTTTCTTCTGTGGTAGAACACGTCGCTGAGGCTCAGGTCGCGGTTATGGAAGACGCCGTGCATGTTTTGGATGTGCAACTGGAGGGAGTGGCTGAAAGCGCGCCTGTTGCCGCTCCTATCCGGCCTCGTTATGCCCGCGATGCGGCCCAGGCTACGGTGACAGCCGCGTGGCTATCTCTGGAAGCGAAGGAACTGGAAGTCAGGCAGTATTTTCGCAAGGTGGCGGTTCCGAGCGGGCTCGAACTGCTGGCCAAGATGAGGAAGCAATGCGACCTGGCCGCCGAGACGTTGCAGCAGCGGATGGATGAGAATGATACGGAACGCTGCACAGGATGCAATAAGACGTTGGAGGAAGTTCACAAAAGCCAGTGGCTGATGATCGGTTCGGATGTCGATCCGGCAACTGGTGTGCCAGTGCCTTATCGCTTCTGTGGCCCTATGTGCATACGTGAGCGCAACCGTGAAAAGATGTTGCCGAAAGAATTGCGCGATCAGAAGCGATTTGATGGCGAAGATTTAGCTGATGTGAGGTGATGCAATGAATCACGATACTCTTGATAACAGGCGATGTAATTTAAGAGCATGCACTGTTGCTGAAAGCAATTGCAATCAAAAATTGCGTAGAGATAGTTCTACTGGGTTCAAGGGAGTTCATTTCGATAAAAGAAACAAAAATTACACGGTATACATCAAGGTTGGGGGAGTGCGTCATATAAAATATGCGTTTTCCACTCCTGAAGCTGCATTCGAGTATAGAAACCAATACATGCGTGAACATCATGGAGAGTTTTTCTGCGCCGGTTAAGAAAGGAATACGGATGGCTAATCTTTCTCCCCACATCGCCCTGATGCAGGACCGTATCGAGAAACTATCGCTCGCCCCCAACGACCTCATCATTGTTCGTGACGAGAATGACATGTCCACTTTTCTGGAGATGACCAATCAGGGCATCGGTTTTTCTCCTTACGCTAATCCAGTTCTGTTGATTCGAAGCGGTTTGGAAAAAGCCACCCGGCAGGATTTGCTTGAAGCCCTGGCAGTGATCGACAAGCAGACGGAGCAGGCCAGCCGAATCATTACGGATTTGAATGCGGGTAAGGCGCAATGACTGTTCACGTCCGTTCAGTTCTCCTCGCCGACCGTATCGCCAAAATCGCCAATCTCGATTCCCGCACTCTTTCCGGCCGTTCCCATTCACTCGGCGCCGGCGGCGCATCCGCTGTCTTCGCTCGTGCAGTCGAGCAGGCATTGCGCAACGAAATTGCGGAGCAGCTTCGTGAAGGTCCATTTGAAATTCAGGAAGAGGACAGCGAGATCCGACGTTGGGCTAAGGAGATCATAGAGGTGTTTAGCGAGACCAAGGAAAGTGAGTAGCCATGCCGCGATCTCAAGCAGCAGTGCGACGATCTCGGCAATCCCGCATTGCCAAAGCAGGAATCGACCGAGCACAACGCGCTCTACGATGCGCGGTGGAACAAGACAGCGTGGGAATTTCTTAAAGTCAGGGAACAATGCGGGAAAGTTTTTCAGGGCTAAGAAATAGGAGAAAGAACTGCCTCTCGATCTCAAGCATGTTGAGCGTTTTTTCACGCGGTTAAACATCCGCGATAGGGATGAAGGAACTTTCATTCCGTTTACACTCAGGCAGCAGCAAAAAGAAGTTTTTCAGTTAGCTGAAGAGCATCTTGCTCGACGCCGTAGATTGTTTATGGTTTTTTTGAAGGCGAGGCGTATCGGGCTTTCAACTCTCGCTACAGGTATTGGACAGGCTCATTGTATTGCGCATTCGGGCGCACTTGCACGGTGCATTGCGCAGAATGCAGAAGTAGCCGCGGCTAATTTTGCAATGGCTTGCAGTTTTCGCGAAGATTGCAGAGATCTCTATCCTGGCGCTCCGAAACCAACAAAGAAGACTTTGTTATGGCCTCACAGTGACGGGCCGGATTCTCAATTTACTCACCATACTGCGGCTACTGTTCACGGACAGCGTGGTCTCACATCAAGCTACATTCATCTGACTGAAGCGGCTTTCTATCCTTACGCAGGTGCGTTTACGAGTTTGCTCAATACGCTGAGTAAAGACCCCAACAACGTCTGCATTGTAGAAACGACCGCCAACGGGATGGAAGGCCCCGGTGAAGCGTACTACCAGTATTGGGAAGCGGCAGTGGCCGGAGACAATGAGTTCCTTCCAATTTTCCTCCCGTGGTGGGAAGATCCGGCATACCAACTTCCAGAGGAGTTTGCACTTGATGCCCCGGGTGACGAGTACGAAAAATTCTTAATGAACGACATCAAGCATTGGAAGACGGGAAAGAAAGTAAAAATAACCAAGGCTCAGATCGCCTGGTTTCGCGAGACTCTTTCAACACGTTGCGAAGGCATAATCGAGCGTTGGCGTCAGGAATATCCGTCTACTCCAGAAGAGGCGTTCATCGCTACCGGCAATCCCGCTTTCACTCTTGAAGAGATGCAGTATGCGGAAAATTCAGTCGTCAAAGTGCCTTGGCGCGGTCGCTGCGTGTTGACTGCGGATCAGAAGCACGCGGAGATACAGAAGTCCATTGATGGACCGCTCGCGTTGTACGAGACGCCTCAAAAAGGCCATCACTATTTCATAGGCGTAGATTCCGCGCGCGGAGAAGAGTCTACGATGGCACCCGGCGATTATGCGGCGCTTGGCTGCATCAATGGAGAAACAGGATGTGTAGCGGCCACTTACATGTCTCGTGTATCTCCTGAAGAGCTTTCTTCTGTGGCTGCTGCGCTTGGGTACTATTTCAATGGCGCAATGCTCAATGTCGAGTTGAACAATCTCGGTTACGTCACGATGCGTGAGCTTCGAGATCGTTTGTTTTATCCGCTTCAGTATCTCTGGAAAGGTCGTGACGATCGCGCTGACAAATCAAAGCAGGGAATGGCTTACGGATTTGAAACTTCAGATCGCTACCGGCGCATGATGTTCAACCTTTATCGGACGGCTTTGCATCGCAAGGAAGTGGTTCCTAAAGACAAAACTCTGGTCGATCAAATGAAAAAAGCCAAGATGGAGATGGGTTGGCGATGGAATGTTGCGGTAGGCCACGACGACCTTTTGATGAGCGTTTTGCTGGCGTGGATAGCGAAGGAACAAAATCACCCAACCGCTTGTCAGTCTAAATCTCCCCGTAACGTTCTCATGACCAAAGAAGAGCTTGAAACAGCCGGATTCTCTCCTGCCCGTGGCCAGATGCCGCAGTGGGCTAAAGATCCCACGGTTACTGCTTTGGGCGGATTGTTGACTACTGGTAACGATCATTTGCGAAAGTTGGACGTTTACAACAAACGCAAGAACAAAGTCGATCGCTTGCAGTGGGTTTGACGGGGGAGAAATATGTCAAAAAGTGTAGGACTGGCTCACAAGAAAGGTCCGGTACCCGCGCACACTGATGCTGAATATCTAGCTTTTGATCCTGGCGCTGGTGATGATTTCCCGGCAGAGGTTGAAGCGAGAAAAACGAAGCTAGTTGTTACGAAAAAAGAGCACGTTTGTTTTGGCTGGAAGGCTGGTACCCAACATATAATCCCCGCTGGCAATCGCGTCTTTCGTGAATCGGGAAAATGTGAAGGCCATTTTGGCACGGTTTATATTTGCCTTCCTTGCGTGGACATTTGTTTGGAACCGGAATGGTGGTAAGAGATGAGTGTGACCGATGATCGAGCAACAAAACAACAAACTCACAATCACTTTTCCGACAGCGGACTCGGCGACGACCTTCGCGACTTTCTTGGCAACCCTGCTCCAGCCCAGCCCCGCACCCGCAATCTCCGTCCCACTTTCCGAGCCGTCCCAGCCGAGCAATCTGGAGATCCAGGATTCCCTGGAACCCGAGCTTTCTCGCAGCCGGCATACCGTTCTGACTCCGGAGCGGCAGGATCAGTTGGCCAGCCAGCGGGAGCAGGGGCTGACGGCGCACCAGCGCCTGTTGCGCGCGCAGACGACGTTGCGGGACGGCGCCCTTCCTTTCCGAAAGCTATCCAGCACACCATCGCCAACCGGTCAGCCCTCCCCGCGAATCCGAGCCCAGCAGGAGGGCGGGTTCGCAGACGGCCAGGAAGACCGCCAGGCAGCGGGAAGAAAGCGAAGCTTGCTCAAGCCAACAGCCCTGGCTCTGCCGCCCAGGTGATGCCTGCCGCGATGAGCGCAGTCAGTCAAGTCGTTCGGGATAATGTGCCGTCCTCGGCTCCCAAGTACACCCCCACCGAATCGGAGCGCGCCGATGCCCGGCGCCTGTTCCGCGCCATCGGCAAAACATTCAACGAGAACCGCAAGAAATCCCGTCCGGCGGCCTATGCCCAGTATCGGCACGATCTGATGGAGAACATGGACACGCTGATCATGGGCGGCGCGATCGATCTCAAGGAGATTACCACGGTCATCACTAACCTGGAGCAGCTTACGCGCGAGACGGAAGCGGAGAGCACGGAGACGCCGGCGACGATTCTGGGCCGCTGGCTGAGGATGGACGCGAGCGAACTGGAGGGGCTGAGCGTGGTTGTGGAAAAAGCTGTGGAAGATGTGGATGAAGAATCAGGAGAAGAGATCAACGAGTTGGAGTCGTTTTCCGATCCAGCGCATGCAGGGGACGGCCATTGAGTTTCCCAATGCTTTGTATCTAGGCCCGTCTGTTGTTTTATCGTTGATTTTTGTCCAGTTGTCGGGGAATCCCTGAAGCCGCTCACATTCGCGTGGAGTGAGGCGGCGGACTTGCATAGCCTCGGTGATTAAATTTGGGCCTTTAGACATATCGCTGTTGTTGGGTTGTTTTCCGTAGTTTTGCGTAATAGTTGCCACGACTACTTGTGCAGGTTGCCCACCGCCTGTGGCGCTGCCGATATTCAATGGACCGATGCCTTCTACTTCTCCATTGAGTTCCGGATCTAATCCGATGGCAACATAACTCCTCGAACTGCCCCCGCTGGCCGAGCGGAGGCTTGCCTGGTCAGTGAGTTCCGGTTGCGATCCGCCTTCGCGGCCGCGCAGGTTGAAAGCCACTGCCACTTGCCCGCCGGCGTTCGCATGGCTTCGATCGAAGTTCATGCTGCGCAGAGTTGGCGCGGTGGGACCGGAATCGAGACCGGAATCCTTGCAGGAGAAAGCTATAAATTGATGGTCTCCTTGCGGTTTGATTGGTCGTAATGGGGCTTCCCCGTCATCGTTCCACCCCAATGTTCCTCGGCCTTCCATGCTGTTTTGTTGAAATGATCCAACAGGCACCAGCGGCGTTCCCCTTCCCGTTTCGTCTTCCGAGGCGTCGAATTCGTCGGCGCGGAGAGAGTGGGTGACCACTGTACTTTCGTAAAGTGCTCTGGCTTGAGTTCCTATCGGAGCCGATTCGTCAGCGTCGTTCCAATAGCCTTGACCGGAATTGACAAAAGTCTCTTGGGGCACAAGAACAGCGGGGAATCGGTTCTTTTCGGGCATCGTCCGGCCTTTGTAGAGCACAGCATCGAGGGTCTGGCTTCCGTCCCAGAAGCACCCTTTAGCTAGCTCAGCAGGTCCGCTAGTGTTGTTGCCTCCGTAGGCGACGATGCAATCTTGGCCTCGGGTGTCTCCGGCTCTTTCGAACCCTCTGCCACTTGCTCCAACGCAAGGCGCAAGGTCGTAGGTAACGCTTTGCCCCTTTTCTCGGCTCGGCGGAGGATTCCCTGACAGGCTTTGGCGCTCAAAAAGTATCGGCGGTCTACTTCTCCAGTCTCCAGAATCTCGGACAAGGAAGATGCGACGGCGCCGTTGCGGAACTCCGAACCATTGCGCGTCCAGAACTGACCACTCGACGAGTCCCCGGGGTCCAAGCGCCACTCCGGTGTTTTGCCATTTGTCTTTCGGTACAGGGAATTCGGCTCCAGCCATTTCTCCAACCACTGCTGCAAAGTCGGCTCCTCCGGCCGAGGAGAAGAGTCCGGGAACGTTTTCAACGACGGTCCAGCGGGTTCCCCACAGTTCTCTGCATAACTCGACGATCCGCATTGCTTCAAAGAAGAGTCCACTTCGTTCCCCTTTCAATCCGGCGCGTTTGCCGGCTACTGATAAGTCCTGGCAGGGAAATCCAAACACCACAACGTCTACCGGCCCAATGGCTATGAGGCGTTTGCGGGTAATTGTACAGATGTTGCCTAGATTGGGAATGCCGGGGTAGCGGTGGAAGAGAACCGCGCTGGGGAATTTATCGATCTCGGCGACTGCCGCGCATTTCCATCCAAGCGGTATCCACGCTACGCTGGCCGCTTCTATCCCACTGCACATGCTGAGGAATCTCATCGGTGGTTTGAGTTTATTGCAAACTTTCCAATCTGTCCACTCAAATCTTCAGTGTTATGCCTTCTCCTAACCCCCTTCCCCAACATTCCAGTATCCTTCCCCGTAGAACCGTCTTAGGAGGATATCGCCTCAATGCCCACTGCCCGTGCGAAGTATCAATCGACCGCTCCCGGCGAGTTTTCCTCCGCCTTCCCCCGGAATCCGCGTAAAAACTTTCGAGACCCGACCGCCCGGCCTCCGGGCAAATCAGGGGGCGTAGCGGTTCACACGCCCCACCGGGTCTCATCCAGTCGGCGGCACAGGAAAGCGGGGAAACGTGCATGATGGACGATCCCGAAGTTACAATCGAGCCCGCCGACAACGGATATATCGTTCGCCATTATGCGCGATCAACCAAGAAAGACGAGCCCGGAAAGACGGTTCGCCGCGTGGCTTCGACCAGTGAAGAAGCCCTGAAGCACGCCGGATCGGTTCTGCACGGCGGTTCAGGCAAGACAGACAAGAAGAAATCCGGCCGCCGCGGCGACGGCGCACCCGCCGAGGGTGTTATCGGCGAACACGCGATGCACCATGCCGGATCGGCGCATCATTCAGCGTCCCGCCATTCGCGTAGCGCCCGGCGCCGTCGCTCTCGAATCGGAGGCCGGCGATGAAGAGAGGTCAATCCGGTTGCGGCGTTCCCGAGAGCCAGGAATCACCTTCTTTTGAAGCTCGCAACCATACTCCCCAGTTTCTGCGTAAGGCGGTTCGGCTGGCTGAGAAGAAATCCGGCAAGCGATCTTCAAGGAAAAGAGGCTGACCGATGGCTACCGATCAGTATGGCGCCGCGCAACCGATCATGGACTGGGTGCGGGATTTTGTTTATAACCCGGTTCGGGTTATTGGCCGGACGATTGACCGTGTTCCTGACCCTTCCGATTTTGCGCGCACGCCTCCCCGTTATCAAGGGCCGGCCATGAGCAGTCCGGCTGTCAGCCCTACTCCTGTCCGCAAGCCGGTTCGGAAGCCGGCGCGGACAGCGAAGCGGAGGTAGACCGTTGCCCTGGACGACACGCGACGTTTCTAAACACAATAAGAGCGTCAAATCTCCTGTCCGCAAGCGCCAGTGGCGGGATGTGGCCGACAGCGTTCTTGCAAAAACCGGGGATGATGGCCGCGCGATTCGGGAAGCTAATGCCGCAGTGAAGAAATCCCAATCTAAACGTTCTCGTAGAAAGGCTACTCGTCGATGACCGCCCGTTCGTTACAAATTACGCTTCTCGCCGGCTTGACTCCCATCTCCGCCACTCCTGCATATTTCAACCAGATGATCGTGCAGAACAACGCCACGCACAGTTGCACTTTCGGCGACAGCACGATTTCGGCGACCAAGGGCATTGTTCTGGCTGCATCGGCCTCATCTAATATCGGCTCGGTCACCGTGGGTCAGGGAGACGCCAGTCAGTTCTACTTGTACGGAACGGCCGGAGACAAAATCGACATTTTGCTGGTGTAATCGGCAACATTTCAGGTAAGTTAGGAGGAAGCAGTCTTATGGCACTCAGACACAAATTCGCCCGCGGCGAGTGGAATC